AAGTTAGAGAAATATCCTACGGGGAAAACTACGAATTCAATATTACTTGCCCAGCCTGTACATCTGAAATTAAAACATCCTTAATCCTATCTGAGCACTTAAACATGACGCAAGTCCCCGATGACTTGAGTGATCCCAGAGAAATTGAGTTGCCTAAGCTTAAGGTTAAAGCTGAGGTTAGATTCCCTAGGAGCCGTGAAGAAGCTTTCTTGGGTGACTCGGAAGAAGTTTACAAAAATATCTACCGATTCGTGGTCTCAATTAACGGAAGCAAGGATCCTGTCTTCATCTCGAAAGCATTAAAGAGGATGCATATCCGAGACATTAAGAAGATAGTATCTGAGATAAATAAGGGGGAATATGGGGTCAACCCTAGGTTTATATTCGAATGCCCAGAGTGCAGTCATACTGAAACTATGGCGGTGCCTTTAGATGTCGGTTTTTTTTCAGTGAGCTAACTAACAGTTTATCCTCGGAGGATCTTCTTTATCAAGCGTATATATTAGTAAATAAGGTAGGCTTATCTTACTCAGACATAAAAATTATGACTCAGAAAGAACGTTTAGCCTTTATCAACTTCTATACCGAAGAAATGAAGAAGCTGGAGAGTTAGCATGAAAATTAATGGAAATCAAGTCACTACAAGACACGAGAGACCTACTGTTTTAGGGCCTACCGCCCTTATAATGTATTTTATCAACGACGGCCAGTACGTTGATCCACATTCGATTAGTGGAGTGTCTATATTTGCCGCTTCCGACAATCAGTCTCCTAGCTCGGTAATCACCTCTGATGGGGAAATCAAAGCTTCTGTCACAGGAAGCGTCTTGATGAACTTCTCCAACAGTGCGGCCCTTACCACGGATAGCGGGTTTGACGCTTCCAACTATAACGCAAATTCAGACTCTTCTGGCATTTATAAGCTTCAGACGGGTAAGTTTGCCTGCGTCCTAGGCCCTGCTCCGAGCGGCGTATTTAATCTCTCGGGTGATACCGTAATCGCTGATACTGTTTCTTCAACTGGAGACTATATTGATGTTTGGACGGTAAAGCGTGTTGCTGGGTCAGACTTAGACACGATAATTAATGAGTTCACCCTGACTGAAGATAGGTTCTTTGGGGTAACTGAACCTTTATTATTCCGAGTGGCAACTAGGCTTGAAAATAATCATGTAGTATTGGGCTCCAAAGTTGATCTAAAATTCACTAATGAGTTTACTCTAGAGAATGCGAATATCGATAGAAGCGTAGTTAACTTGTTTAAGCAATCATTAGTGACAGATCCAATGATTGAGATTTACAAGAAAAACCAAGACAGAAACCTAGACGCTAGAGTTGAAGTTTCAGGCTACTCGGCTACGTCGGGTCTCGTTGATACAACTTCCGAGAATACAGTGGTATTTACATTAGACACCGAAGCTCTTAAAACTCACCCAAAGCTTCTGGATGGAACTCTTGGATCGATGACGGGCACTTACGTTGCCAAGCTTAAGTTCACCGCCCTGAATCAGACCGTTGTCTCAAATGACATGGCCTTTATCATACGCTAGATAGGCTAGGTGAAGTCCATCTAGCTTGCCAATCTTTTCGGCCTCCGTTTTAAGGAACTCGGGACCTCTCCTAATCAAGATCTCGTTCCAGTCCTTAAAGGGCTCGGGTGGTACGACGGTATGTAAATCGTCTCTCCGAGCCCAGTGTGCCAGTCGCATAAACTTCTGGCGTCCAGTAATACCTGGGCCGTCGCTGTCAAAGGCACATACCAGTGGGCCTGCATACTGACTTAGTTGGAGCATCTGCTCACGGCTTGTAAAGCAGCTTAGAGTGGTCGTAGCATTCAGCCCTACCGCCTGTAGGCTAAGGCAATCAAACACGCCCTCAGTGATGTATAGGGGCTCTTGAGAGCCGTAATCAAAGGGGTATAGAACCTGTGAACTCTTCAAGTTCTTGCAGTTCAGATATTTAGGTTGCTCATCACCAAGAGCGCGTGCCTGGAAGTAGAAAAGCTTCCCGTTGCGGTTGATGAAAGGGATGATCAGTCTGCCTTTGTATTTCCCATCCGTGGCAATGTAGAACTTGAATTGATTTACACCACGGGACTGGGCAAAAGGATGATCCTCCACAACCTTAAAGTTCTCCGCTTCATCGAGGTCCGAATCAATCTGGTTTGGGTCGAACTCCTCGATGGGACGCCGACCCTTGTATCCTGACATGAAGTCCTCGAAGACAAACTTCTCATAAGCTTCGCGGTAGCTGCACTTCTCCAGGACAGCATAGAGCTTAAGGAAGTTACCGACCTCACCAGTCTTAAAGCATCTCCACAACCCAGTCTCTGTGTTGATAGACATGTGCCGTTTATAGTCATTATCTACGAAGATAGATGGAACTACTATTTCAGTATCATCACTCTGAAGTCTATAATTAAACTGGAACTTGTCCAGACAGTAGTTTCTAATGAAGGAATCAGAGCCCATGTTCATAAATAGTATTAGTGCCTCTAAGGGAGACATCATAGACCAGTGCCTGTGGAAATACAGACTGAAATACATCTTGAGACTGCCGGGATTCGGCTCGAAGAATGAGGACGCTTTGAATTTCGGGTCTTTTATTCACAAGATATTTGAACTGGGTTACAAGGAAAAGGACATTAAGTCTCTGTTGAGGATTGCGGAGCAAGAGCGTTCAACGTACAAAGTGCCTTTCCGTGATAATGATAGGATGAAGTCCTGTCTAGAAAACTTTATTCTTTGGAATCAAGGTCTTGGAGAGACCATGTCTACTGAGCAAGTAGTAAACGTCCCTCTTGACGAGAAGAATGATATCAACTTTGTAGGAGTTATCGACCGTGTAATCAAGGGAAATGATGGTGGATATCTGGTTATTGACTACAAGACTTCCAAGCGAGAGAAGAAGAAAAAGACTCTCATGGATGACAACCAGTTAAAAGGCTATGCGTGGGCGATCCATATGCTTTACGATGTTCCCTACGATAAGATCTACTGCGCCCACTACTATCCTGTCACGGGTAACTTCGTAGCTGTCAAGTTCGGTAGATTCCAGATTGACAGATGGAAGAAGCAGCAGATCGAAAAGGTCTGGCGTATCCGTAAGAAGAAGAAGGACGAGTTCTGGGCTCAGGAGAATGTTTTCTGCGACTGGTGTGAGTACAAGGAAGCTTGTCCCAGATTTAATGCAGAGTCAATTGTCTGCCAAAGGATCGACGAGCAGAAAGAGCTTAAGAAGAAAACAAAGAGTTCAACATAAGCAACACAACGATTCCGACGATTAAGTAGTGGAACGAGTCCCCTTGATCCCAATTGGGTCCTGGGTCTGACTTGTACTGCTTCATCATCTCAGCCCTAAATAGGGCCGACTTCATGCTTTCTTCGATATTTTTCATAGGTCTTTGATGTTTCCTTTAATTATAGGAAAGTAAACCTCGTAGTCAATATCTTCTAGGAAAGTTTTTATAACTTCTTCATTAAAGCCTGAGTCAACAACAAGAAACTTATAAATCGTTTGAAGCTTTAAAGGCTTCCTTGTATCTAGTGACTTTAATAATCTAAGCTGATAGAGACTAGGTAACCTCTTACCATACTTGAAACTCCATTTTCCTACAAAATCACTGGAGAAAGTAAAGTTCAGCAAATCAATAGTTTCAACTAAATCCTCTTCTAAGGTGCTCATATATTATAAATAGTTATAGAGGCACCCCTTCTGATAATTGCACTAAATATCGGAATCTTGCTATAATATTACAATGAATAGAGGGCTAAATCGTACACTCCAGCAACTTCTAGAAGATTACGCAGTAACTGTGTCTGAGACTTCATATCTGGGGCTTAGGCCGGGAGACTACATCCAGTTCACTTATAGAGGATCTCTTAGATATGGTCTAGTGGTATCGTCCAAAAGAACTACAGATGGTATGTTCCTCTCCTCCAGAAACAATACATTAGTCAATATTGTGCTTACCCCTGCGTTATCAGAGGCTATGTTTTCCTTAATGGTAAATAACTTATACAACAACGAAGTAGCTTGCAACTATCGATCCCCTGCTATCATAGGAGCTTTTTTGGGTAAGCAGAATTTCAGAACATTCAACGTCGCTGGAATCAGAGACATACTAAAGGTAAATATTCAAAATGGTTGATCCAAATACTCCGAATATAGGCGAACAGTTCAGAGCCGAGCAGCAGGAAATTCAAGTAGAATTAACCAGGGCGACTAGAAGACTTAACTTAAGTGTTCTCCAAGCTACGCGACAACTGGCAGGACAGGTCACCGCCTTTGTCAACCCTATTAATAGGCTTACAGATTCTTTGTCTCGGTTAGACAAGACCAATAGAGCAAGTTTAGCTTTAGGCACCACCACTGATAAGCTTAGAAAGTCTGTCGAAGCTAATTCTGATGTATTAGATCGAGGGTTGGTTAGTACTCAAAAGTTAATGGACGCTATTGTTCAGAACTTTGAGTCTGGTGTGAGAGTTCAAAATGGTGCAATCGCAGATCTCACCGAAGAGATGATTGCCACTGGTCAAGACCTTAATGGGTTGACGAGTATGAACTCGGATCTCCTTTTATTCACTGGCGACAACATAAGAGCCGTTCAGGATGCTAACAGAGCAAACCGAGAGATTAGTGATAAGTATGGGGTATCCAACCAAAAACTTATAGACTCTGTTAATTCTTTAAAGAGCACTTTCGAAGAAGCTTCATTCTTCGGAGGTGAAACTACTGCTTCCCTTGAAACTTTAACCATGGAGTTGAAAGCAAGAACAGGCGGTAAGAATGTAGAGGGTGCGATTCAAACCTTGTTAGGTTTGGGCACTGGGGGTTTGGGTAATCTAGGTGCCGCTATCAGGACTGGGGCTGGTGGCTTACGAGCTAGGATTTCTGGAGGACAAGCAGTAGGTATGGGAGATATCATGCCCATTCTACAACAAGTATCTCAGATAGCGCAACAATCTGGCGGTGGCAATCTTGCTCTTGGGGCTGATATTGCTGCTATGAGAACTGGTCTTAGTAGACAGCAAGTAGTTCAGTTAGTAAATTTAAATCAACAGCTTCAGAAAGACTACACACTCAATGCAGAGTCCAAGAAGACTACTGATGAAACTTTCAATAGTATACAAAACGTTAACGAGAGAGCAAGGAATTTCTACGATAAAACTGCGATTCAGTCATTAGCACTGTTAGGATCTATTAGCACAGCAACCATAGGGATGGCTGCAAATACTGTCATGGCGGGAGGTGCGCTTGCTGGCCTACTTCCTGCCGGTGGAGGTGGTTTAGCTGGTGGCGCTGCTCGCATTGGCAGTATGCTTCCTCGTCTCGGTGGAGCAGCCGCACTAGGAACTGCTGCATATGGAGCGAAAGCGGCAACCGGCGGCGGCTTCCTTAGTAACATATTAACAGGGGCATCTGTAGGTTCTATTGGTGGCCCAATGGGCACTATTGCTGGAGCCGCTGGTGGTCTTATATTCAGCATCTTCGAAAACATCGCGGGTAGCACTAAGGAGACTGCCGAAGAAGTTAGGAAGCAAAGGGAAATGGAAGAAGAGCAACGCCGTCAAGAAGCTGCGATCCAGGCTTCCAAAGATATAGCCAGAGTTTCTTTCTTGGCTCAGTATATTAGAAGTAGAGGTGGTGCTGACTTAAACGGCAATACCGAACTTTACTTGGAGGTGATTGCCAAGAATATTCAGGAAATGAATTCGAAATCTACAACTCCTAAGAGCACGTTAGGGAGAGGGAAATAATGGTATCATTCTTAAAA